ATCCAATAAATCAGGTTTTCCATTTTAAATAGGCTGAGAAGGTTGTCCCAGTTCATCGTTAATCACCCTGTCCCTGTATGCTGCTAAGTATGCTAGCGCTTCTTTCAATATGGGCATGTAGCGAACGCCCACTTCATTATTCCAATTTCTTTTGTACTCCACCATTTTTGAGTACCATGGTTCTTCTACTACGTGTTCATACTTTCCCACCCGATCTACATGATCCAGGATGCCTCTGACTCGCAAGATATGATAGTGCGATTTCTGCGGTTCTGGATAGTTGATTCGCATTTCATAGTGCTCGACAAAACTTGATAAAAACAAGCCTAGCTTGCTTGTCAGATCGATGTTCTTGTACGCTTCATACTCGGCTCGGTATTCCTCGTTCAGATAGATTAGGTTGTCTTTTTGCGACAGCACTTCATCGATGTAGGCTCTATCGTAGAGCGGTACCGATGGATCAAGGTTTTGTTTCTTGAGATAGATGTCTCGGCCATACGCGAAGATGTCAAGCGTGCCAAGGCTCAAGTGAACATTTCCCTGAAATCCATCAAGCACGACAGTCACATCATCGTCACTGTTTTCGTCCTCGAGTCCGAAAGCGACCGACCCACAGTAATAGATGAACATGACCGTCTGATTGGGGAATGTACCTTGAACGATTTCGAGGATGCTACCCTTCGACTGGATTTTCTGTTTCAACTGGATCATTTTCGATCAAGATGGGAGTTTCGACAACTTCTACATCGTCAAGCGCATCTTCAAACCCGACAACGTTTGCCTTGAGCCAAAGGTATCCTTGTTGAATCGGATTCGCATTTTTGAAGAGTGGCCAATCGGCCGATGGGATTTCGATGTCGATTTCCTCGAGCGGCACACTCTTATTCGCACGGGCTTCTTTCGAGAGGTAGGAAGCAACGCAGAGGACCGCTTTCTTGGAAGCATAGTTGATATTGAAGGCTGTGATGCGATGGTAGGAAAGCGAGAGCCCGAATTTCGAGTCCATGTTTATAATAATTGCCATGTAGATACCTACTTTCTTAGTGTGCGATAAATCGTCACAGAGATGAGATCGGGATTTCCGATATTGAGTCCGGGGTATATAAAAAGATAGGCTATCGATCCAAACATTGAATGGACGAAATCAACCATCGTGATGGTGGCATCTGCTTGCCCGGTTACAGTCGTTATTCCTTTGCCATAGGCAACCCACTGCTGGGTATCAGCTAAAGAAGCAGAGAAAGTCGGTGAAAGTTCAAAATCAATCACTTTTGTAATTCCACTCATTAGCGTTGTTCCGGAGGAGTGAACATCTTGAACCATGAAGTTTGTCGTATTACGGGCGGAAATCTTGGTAATAGTCGTCGACGCATCGTTGGAATAAATCGCATTATATGAACCAGATAGGTTTGTAATCGAAGCATTTCGATAATTGAAATAGGTCGCCGAAGCATCAACTAGCGTTCCTTGTGTGGATGCAACAATATGAATTTTATAGAGATAGGAAGGGTCGAAGGTATAAGTAACTGTATGTGAGGAAGAGGCCCCTTCATACGAATAAACCTTTTCAAGTTCACCGCCAACCTTCACGACTGCCGTCGAATTTCGGGCGTACAACGCGTTGTTTGTGTAGTCAAAGGCCAACTCACCCACATACGGCAAGCTCGCTGTTGTGGGCTTTGTCGTGCCTCGTTTGACCCGAATTGTGGCCATTAGTAGGTTCCACCATCAATGATCGATGTCGGCTGAAGGACTTTCGAGGTATCGAGGCCTATTTGATATTTGATTACACTCGGTGTGTATCCTGTGTCGACAAATTGATAGACTTTAATTGCATCCGCAATGACCGCCGCATTGAATGCATCGGCAGTTGCCATGGATTCCGAACCATTGCCATCCAACAGTCTTGTATTTATTACATTACCTAAAATGACTCTTTGTGTACCGGTTAAATGCAGATCGCTTCCAACATGATCAGAGTAAGTCTGAAGGGGAACACCACCTAGTCCGGCGAGCGTGATGGTAACGACACCTGTTGAGCCGTTGACACTCGTGACAACATCAGTGGGGGTAAGCAGTTCCTGCCAGTTGGCGAGGGTTGAGTACCCTGTCGTTTTGAGAATGAAAGACTTATTGATGTCCGTTCGAACAGCAACGTCGCCTTCTTGAGCGTTTGACAAAGCGAGCATTTCAACTTGGCTGGCGACGACCCAGGTATTCGTGATGGCGACTTTCGGAATGACCGAATCGACCAACTTACCACTGGCATCGAGAATCGGAATGTTTCCACTGCCGGTGCCAGTGTTCTTGGTTGCGGCTGATCCGAGACCAAGCGCGGTGATCTTGGTATCGATTTGGGTGTCGACTTTTGCAACACCTGGGATTTTCAGATAATCCGAATCGGCGAGCGGAACGCCGACGCTACCGACTTTATCGGCTTTGGCGATATAGAGATGCTCGCCATTGAAGTCGACCTGCGGCTCGCCGGCTTTGATGGTTCCGACCGATCCGACAAGAGGACCGGTTCCTGCGGTGGTTCTTCGTTTGATTTGAATAGTAGCCATTATGTTTCCTCCCTATTTTTTGATGAAAGCCGAGGTGACTCGGTGGGCAGTATTCCCACACGATAATGTCACGAGGCCACTTGCGTACGAAATACCAAGCGAGTAATCCGCTCCAGCATATCGATATCCGACGGATGTGTTTGACCCAACGACCAGAAACAGCAACTGTCCTGGGAAAGTGACGACGGTCGTGTTCTCGATCACTACGAACAGGATGCTCTGGCCGAGACCGACCGAGTTCACATCTCCGAAGCGATAGACACCGTTGCTAACCTTGGTGAGAGTCACTTTGAACGGGTAGTAGTTGAGACGTAGTTCTTCTTCGAGTTCATCGACCCGAACCTTGTCTGATGCAATCATCTGCCGTTCGAATTCGGCGATCAGCGTCACTGACGTCGTTGTTTTTTGATAAGCGCAGAGTGCCAGTTCGTAGACCCCATCCAACGTCTGCAAGTCCGTTCTTGTCAATGTCGGATAGGTTCCGACCGCTTCCTTGATGTAGATTTGGACGGTATTCGCCGTCGTATCAATGGCCAGAACGACATAGCCGTACTTGCTCGAGTCGGGCGTAATCGAGACGAATGTCTGGTTCTCGATGTAGACGATGCGACCATAGACGGACACATAGCCATCGAGGAATGTGATGGTGTTATTGGCGAGCGTGAACTGGCACTCCTGCTTGAGCCCTTTGAGGATGCCGACATCCTTTGAAAAGAGATAATGATACAAATCGGCGTCGACCCTCGAGGTTACATTTGAACCATCGAATGTTACTTTTTGAATTCCCATCTAGAATTCTCCTCCATCCATGTTGCTATTGGTAATTGAGATGCTGCTTACTGCAGTATTAACGCTCTTGTTGAGCAGTTGAATCTTCTCGGTTAGCTTGATGCGGTATTCCCCGAGCGTGATCGTCGCTTGGTGGAACCCATTCTTGAACTTGATGCTCGTCACGACCGAATCATAGATCTGGTCATTGTTTCTGAACTCGACGAAGTCACCGAGTTGGAAGTTCGTCATCGGTTGAATGACATCGTTCTCGGTGCGAATCGTGAAGGTGATATTGTGGTCGAGTTTTGACGAGATCATCTCGGATCGAGCTTTTGTGATCAGGTTTGGATAATCAGCGTCGGTGTAGTTTGAGGCCTTTGGCCTGACACTTTTGTAGCGTAAAGCATCGTCCACATTTGTGGTGATTTCACCACTCGTCAGGAGATAGAAACTCACTATGTTGCGGTAGGCGATGTTCTCGGATTTCGGATGATAGGTTAGTTTGTTGACCATTTGGCTTGAACTATCATTGATTACCAGATCTTGGATTGCTAGGAAGTTGCTCTTGAGTTTGATACCTCGATTCACTTCACTGATGCGAAAAATGATGCCGGTGATTCGACCTCGTAGATAGGTTGCTTCTGATGATAGCCTTAGTCCATAGGTCTTCGTGATCAATTCCATGACTGAAGCAAGCGACATGATCTTGTCTGCCTCGAACGCCAGTTCGCCTTGAACAGTCGCTTCTTTCACAATCGTCAGGTAGGATAAGTTTTGGAGTGAGTCTACACTCGTCTTAAAGTTCTGATTGAGAAGTGTTTCGAAATAAGTTGCTAAATCGCCACTGAAGCTTTGAACAGGGACATCAATCGAGAAAATCTCCCGAAAGTCGAGAGCGTTGACGGTCGTTTGATGTTGATCGGCGACTTCGAGTCGTTCGACAATGCCGATGAATGATATTGCGCCACCTTTGAGGACGACGATATCGCCGATGGTCGCATTCAACTTTCCTTTATTGACCACGAACGTGGATTTTTGAATGATGACAAGATCGAGACTGATTTCGAAGTTCTTGTCGACGTAGCCATAATCTTTGTAGGCGAGGGTGTTTCGGTCGAGAAAGAGGAGTTCCATGTCTACACCCCCAGATAACCTTCAAGCATCGTGATTCTGCAAATCGTCGCACTCGCCACTCCGGGTTTGAACTCGATTTCATATTCACCCGGTTCGACAAATAGGAAATTGTCACAGGTGAAGTCCTGCGAAGCATAGATCGAGATGGTTACTCCATTGTCAACTTGACGAATGAATTGGTTGTTGGGAATGGCCGATATTTGGACCTCGCCAGACGATTGAGTGTGGTATAGCCTCATCATCGAAACGAGGGTGTCCCCCTTTCGAATGATGACTTCAGGTTCATCGACCGCTCCGAAGATTTCAATGAAAAGAGGTGCCTTTTGGACACCTCGATTGTGAATTGGGATCTTACCCTCATAAGAGGAAGAATAGCGATAGGGGTATTGATAAGGGTAGACTTTGCCGGTGGTATCCTCGTTCACCTGGATGGTGAACACTTGTGATTTCAACCACAGAGATGTCTTCTGAAAGGCAATCTGACACTGCAACGTCCCTGCAACGAGTTCTTGTTTGGAGAGTGACTTGACATCGACATAACAGAATGCGGAATCGTCGGTCTCATAGACCAGCTTCAGTCCCTTATCTCCGAGTTTCAGGTATTCAAGGAACTCAGTGTAACTGCGATAACCCTTCATGAACGTCAGCGTGCCCTGTACTTCTGAAATTGGCTGATCAGCCGCGACTCGCTCGTAGAATGTGTCGTATTTCAAATAGGTCAACTCTTGTGAGAAGCCAAGACCCGTCAACGCACTGATCAAGCATCCGCTTCGATAATCAAAGTTGAAGCGATTGCCGGAAGTGTTTTCAAGATAAAGTCTGCGGATCATATAACGCTCCCTCCCAGCGCTCGATTGATCGAATCAATATCGAACGTCGGCGAGGTGGTATTGATGGTGATGTTATTCGTATTGGTGTTGGTCTTTGTGACGGTGCTCGTGTTAGCGACGCTTTGCGTCTGTTTGAGATTGAATCGATCGCCGAACCATCCGCCAATCTTTCCAAAGAAACCGCCGACCTTATCGGCAGCATCTCCCACAAAATCTCCGATGCCACTCGCAAGGTTAGATGCGAAGTCGCCGATGTTTCCTGTGATATTCCCAATCATGTCACCGAAGTTTCCGGCAATGTCACCCATTTTCGAGCCAAGGTCGCCGATCCATTCGAAGATCGTCGCTAGAAACTCGACAATTTTTTGAACGACGGCCATGACGGGTTCTAGAACTTTTTGAAGAACCTTGATGGCAGGAACGAGAATCGCCTGCAGAACTTTCCCGATAATCTCAATGAGAGGTGCGACCATTTCGAGCAACTCGGCAATGAATCCAATCTGCGACATCAAAGGAACTAGGAGTACTTCAATGATCGGAACTAACATATCAACGAGCATGACCACGAGCTCGATCACGACGTCGAGAATTGGTGCCAAAGCCGACATGAGGCTATCGACAATTGTCATAATGGGTGGTAGCAGTTGCATGAGCGTCTCTCCGAGTCTGGCGAGGAGTGCTCGAAAGTCTTCACTTTGAAAAAGCGCCACCGCCAAGATGGCGATGAGCGCTCCGATGCCGAGTGTCGCAAAATTGATGCCAGCACCTGCAAACAAACCCGAGGTACCGACACCTTTCATCACCGTTGAAACGATATTGAGAAGCGGACCTACTTTCCCGACAATCAACAACACCGGTCCGATTGCGGCCACGACCGCTCCGAGGGTCAGGATGAGTTGTTTCGTGCCTGTATCTAGATTTGTCCATCGATCGACCCAATCCTTGATGGTTGGAATGATTTCATCTCGGACTTTCTGTAATAGTGTTTGCATGATCGGTAGTACCGTGGCCGAGATGTCCATGGCCAGGCTGCCGAGTGCTTGTTTAGTTTGATCGATGGCGTCATTGAAACCACCTGCGACGGCTGCTTGTTCATTGGTGATGATACCGAGTTCTCGTGCTTCAGTTCGAAGATCTGAGATGGAATCGGCTTCCTGCGAAAGGATCGGGATGAGTTCAGAACCGATTTTGTCACCGAAGAACTCGTTGGCCACTCCGACTCGAATCGCTTCATCTTCAACGTTTGCGAGTGCATCTCGAATGGTATTGAATGCTTGATCGGCATTCTTTCCCTTTAGGTCATCGACAGAAAGTCCAATCAATGTGAGGCTTTCAGATACCTTATCACCATTGCCTGTGGCGATGTCACCTAGGATTCCATTGACCTTCACAAACGCCTTATTCAGGCTATCTGTCGAACTTCCCGAGAGCTTCGCCACGTAGTTCCACTCTTGCAAACTCTCGGCACTGAGGCCGATTTTGGCGGCCGTGTCGGCAAGTTCATCAGCAGTTACAGCCGTCTTTACTGCTAGAGCACCTAGCGCCGACATCGCACCCAAAACAGGAACAGTAATCGACTTAGTGAGTGTGCTGCCGATTTGTCCGATCTTTTGAAAGTCGGCATTTGATAGATCGGTGATCTTCCCACGAGTGGCTTGGAGTTCCTTATTAAGCTTCGATACTTCAGCTTCGGTATAAGAAACATTTCGAGCCAGTTTTGAAAACTCGGTCTCGCTCATTTCTCCGAGCTTGACTGCTTGTTTGGCTTTCTCCAACTCGAGATTCTGTGTCTCGAGTTTCTTCTTTGTCGTCTGCAAGATCTCATTTAACTTGGACTGCTTGTTCTTCCAGAGTTCAACATTCGAACTATCGTACTTGAGATTCGCATTGATGGCTTTGAGATCTTTCTGTTGTTCTTTGAGATCGGACTGGATTTCTTTGAGTTCGTTTTCAAGATCTCGTCCATCCAAACTCAATTTGATGTTTAATCCTTTGATTGTTTCTGCCATCGATGCTCACTCCCTTCATTTACTCATGGTTCAATATACAAAATAATTGACAATCAGCCAAAACTGACATATAATGGTTGAGTGGTCGCTCAACCGTTGCGGCTGCAAGGAGGACAAATTGACAAAAAATCTAGAAGGTTATACTTGTGACTGTACCAATATTCATGAAGTTTCTATTCAAAAAGTTAAGGCGTTTTTACCCGATGAGGATCAGTTGACGACATTGGCAAACTTTTATAAAGTGTTTGGCGATCTGACAAGAACGAAAATCCTGTCTGCTTTGGCGCTTCAAGAAATGTGTGTTTGTGATATCGCCGCATTGCTTGCCATGACAAAATCGGCCATTTCACATCAACTCAGAACACTCCGTGAAGCGAGCTTGGTCAGGTCTCGTCGACAAGGCAAAGAGATATTCTATACACTTGACGATGATCATGTCGTTCAGGTGTTGACTCAAGGCTTATCCCATGTTCAAGAAAAACAAAAAATAATTAAAGGAGAAACCGAAGTAAACGCACTCGGTCAATAAAAAACCCATTATGAAAACCATATACCTGCTTGAAGGATTATCATGTGCAAATTGTGCAAATAAAATGGAGACTGCAATCCGCAAACTTGAAGGAGTCACATCGGCCTCGGTCAACTTCGTCACCCAACGCATGACGCTTGAATTTGACGAGGAGCATCAAAACGATGTCCTACTAGCATCAGAACGAATTGTTAAAAAAACCGAACCTAATGTAACGCTAAAACAAATCCTGGTTTCAAGGAAAAAATAAATGAAAAATCGCGGGAAATTAATCATACTCGGATTGGGCTTCTTAGCCGTGGCGGCGATCTTTTCGTTTACAGTAACTTGGATCGACCCTGTCCTATATGGAATCGCATATCTGCTTTTAGGCTATGACGTGTTGTATAAAGCACTCAGAAACATCCTGCACGGAAAGATATTTGACGAGAACTTCTTGATGAGTATAGCAACCATCGGAGCATTTGCCATCGGTGAATTCGCCGAAGGTGTCGCTGTTATGTTGTTCTATCAAGTCGGGGAGTACTTTCAAGACCGGGCCGTTAATAAAAGCCGTCGATCCATCGCCGAACTGATGGCCATTTCTCCCGATCACGCCAATGTACTTGATGGAGATTTAGTCGTCGAGAAGGATCCCAATGAAGTCAATGTTGGCGATCTGATTCTCATCAAAACAGGAGAGCGAATTCCGCTTGATGCCATCGTTGTTTCTGGTGAGTCAACCGTCGATACGTCATCATTGACGGGCGAGTCCATTCCCAGGGAAGTAGGGGTAGGATCTCCGATCGTCAGTGGATGTATCAACATCTCGGCACCGTTAACAGCAAAGACAACGGCAATATATGAAGATTCAACCGTAAATAAAATTCTTGAGCTAGTCGAAAATGCTACCAACCGTAAGTCGCGTTCAGAACTTTTTATCGCTCGTTTTGCGAAAGTATATACTCCAATCGTAGTCGGAATAGCCGTTTTTCTGGCAGTGGTTCCACCCTTGCTTTTCCCTGGAGAAATTTTCTATGATTGGTTCTATCGAGCTTTAGCATTCTTAGTGGTATCTTGTCCTTGTGCGCTTGTTATCTCCGTTCCTTTGAGTTTCTTCGGCGGTATCGGTGGAGCTTCAAAATTAGGTATCCTTGTAAAAGGTAGCAACTACATGGAAGTGCTAGCCAAAGCCGACGTTTTTGTGTTCGACAAAACAGGCACATTGACGAAGGGCGTCTTCGACGTCCAAGAAATCCACGCCATCAACATTTCCAAAGAAAAACTTCTGGAATATGCCGCCTATGCCGAAAACGCTTCAACCCATCCAATAGCTCTATCTTTGAAAAAAGCTTATGCCAAGGAAATCAATTTACTAAGAATTGGTAAGGTACAAGAAAAGTCCGGATATGGTATTACTGCTATTGTGGATGGCGTTGAAATTATTGCGGGAAACATGAAATGGATGACTGAAAATAAAATCAAGCCTCACGCCGCGGAAACCGACGGAACGCTGATTCACTTTGCAGTAAAGGGTACATATGCTGGCTGGATTCGTATTGCCGATGAAATAAAAACAGACTCCGCATTAGCGATGAGCCTTATCAAGAATGATCTATCATCCTATACGGTCATGCTAACGGGCGACAAGAACGATGTCGGTCAACGTGTTGGCAGAAAACTCCGAATTGATAAGGTATACACGGAGTTGTTGCCGAAAGATAAAGTCGACCAAGTTGAAAAAATCATGATCGAAAAAACCAACAACGGAAAAGTTGCCTACGTTGGCGACGGTATCAACGATGCAGCCGTCTTGGCACGTGCTGATGTCGGTATCGCTATGGGTGCGATGGGTTCAGATGCGGCTATTGAAGCAGCGGACATCGTGATTATGAATGACGAACTGTCAAAAATACCAGTCGCAATGAGAATTTCTCGTAAAACGTTACGAATTGCCTACCAGAACATCGTAATGGCCATTGGTATCAAAGTACTTGTTTTGGGTTTGAGCGCACTTGGAGTCGCCTCAATGTGGATGGCGATTTTCGCAGATGTCGGCGTCACTCTTCTTGCCGTACTTAATGCTTCAAGAACGCTCAACACAAAGTCTTTTGTAAACAAGTAAAAATATCTTATATAAAGAAAGCATCAATGTCAGATTGGGTGGCCAAACGGCTGCCCTTTTTGTTTGAGATAACATTCATTTCTAACTCGACGAGTTCAAAGTAGGTCTGTAAATCAAAATACATGCAATCTTCTATCGAAAGACCTAGATGAGCCAGGTTGAAGATGATGTTCGAGGTTGCGCCAAACTCGGGCTCATCATTTGGACTGTGGGGATGGTTTGGCGCTTTTTTGGAGAGTTCCGAGCATGTCCCCAATGGTCAGAGATAGAACTTGCAGTTCATCTGAATCGCTCAGAATCGAGAAATCGAGCGACATCAGGAAGTCGTTGTAGGAGGTTTTGCTGAAGGGACGATGAAGCACATAGATGATGCGGAAGATCGTGTCGATGACGAGCGAGAAGTCTTCCTCTTTGATGTTCTTCCCCTTTTCGAGTTTCTTGATGTCGCTGAAAAGCTCGGATCCGAAGACATTGCGATAATCGATGATGGTGAATAAGGACGAGTGGAGTCGGTACTCCTTCTCGCCCAACTTGATGGTCTTTTCCATTGTTGATTTCTCCTTAGATGAATGTCGGCAGTTCAGGAGCCGTTGACAGGAAATTCGTGTAGTTCGTATCTCCGACGCTGGCGATGACTCGCAGGATCAGGTTGTTTCCCGATTCGATCGGACGAGCGGTGATCGTGAGCGAGATCGAGTTCGCTTCGATGGAGTCGGCTTTCGATTTGCTCGAATCTCCCGACGGTGTGGCGGTGCAGAGATAATACCAGATGCGTCGTGCCTTGGCGTCGCCTTGAATCTCGTATCCAAGAGCGAATGTTTTCGTTTCGTTGTTGATGACCTCGACGAAGTTGCCATTGGTATCGGTTTTGAAGCCGAAGATATCTTTTTTGAATTCGTCATCGATCTCGGTGAATTTGAGCGAGACGGTCGTTCCGGAGTTCGAGACGAGCGTGGCGATGACCTTATCATCGGCGTAGACTTGCGTACTTCCACCGATTGCTTCAGTCGTGATTTCCTGGGCTCCTGCGAGACGCTTCGGTGAACCGAAAGTCCAGGCCCCGTCGACGGCGAGGGTCGCAAGCGCATAGTGGACATTGGTGAGTCCAAATGTAACTTTATTACTCATAGATAATTTCCTCCTGTTTGATTTCGTAGACTCGGTTGACCGAGTTGTCTTCATTGACATATTCCGTCGTCATCTGATAATTGAATCCCGAGGCCTGCAAGGCCGTTTCAAGTTGCCCTTCGATGGTTGGACTCTTCTCTTTGGTGACGAGGGTGATTTGATAAGTAATGATGCGAACGCTCGGACGATTGTCGGCGTAGGCGGTGCCACGATTGCTAATCTCCTGATAGACGATAAAGGGAAACACATCAAGATCAATTGCATCGACGATGTTCGTTCCGTATGTAACCTTATTAGGTATGACCGTCTGCAAGATTTGGTACAGTTGTGTTAGAAAACCACTCATGAACAGCCACCCCTTTCGATGATCGCTTTGATTTGTTCTAGCATATCGGGTGCGAACGCATCGAAGGCAGGTCGCATGAACGGACGCGGTCCGACAAACTTCCCACCCCGATGCGTAAACCCGAACTCGAGCAGATGAGTCAAGCGGCCCTTCTTCTCGGAATAGATAGCGATGGTTTTGTTGATGCCGTTGCCAATCGGCATTGCGACGAACGAGTCGGCGATTCCATCGGTTTGACCGCTTCTGGGTGCTTTCATTTGAATGTACTCGAGCACTCTTTGAGCCGTTTCATCGAGGACCTTTTCCATCGCTGTTTTGATATCCTCAGTGTACTCATTGACGAGTGCACCGATCCTGATTCCAAGTTCATCCAAGGAGACCACTGATGTCACCTGTCTTGATTTTGGTTTCTACCAAGTAGAGTTCGATGAACTGACCGTTGACATAGGTCCGTTCTATCTTGTAGATCTTCGAATCAATCAGTGCATGTCGGCTTCCATCATAGAGGAAACTCTGGATGCGCAGCGCAAGATCGATGCGTTGATCGGATTTCTTGCTTTCGTAATACTCCTTTGAGGTAACCGAGAAATTGATCCCGATCACTTCCTTGGAGCTGATCAGTGAGAGTTGACGATTCCCGATGGTATCAGGTACTCCATCGAGTTTGAGAAGCGTGAGTCGGATGTTGGGCGAACTTGGAAACATTAGGATGTACTCCCCTTCGTCAGTGCCAGTTGCGAAAGCAACATGTCAAAACTCTTGGGAAGTTCCTTGACAGATCCGTCATTCTTGAACCCATAGAACGTCTTGCAGTAAATGAGCGTGAGGGAATCCACAATCGGATTTCCCTCACCGCTCACGATGGCATCGGCCACACCGACAGAACGAAGCAGTTCCTTGCACGCCTCAATATGCGATGACAACTCGTCATCGGCATAATTTTCCGAAAGCGGAATCAAGAGTGCCTTTTTCACGATATTCAGTATGGCCATATCCATCTACCTCTTTTCTGTTAGCCCGTCGCTGCTAGCGACTAGGCAGCAGCTTTCTTTTTGATGCGCAGGAAGCCTTTGTAGCCGACGACGTTGCCACCAGTGAACACGGAGGCTTTGTAGCAGATGATGCCGTCCTTGAACTTGTAGTCGACCGACTTGCCGATTTCGACGGGCGAGAAGACCGGAACTTCATAGTTCTTGAGTGCACCGTATGCCATCGCATATTCACCTGCAGTCGTTGCGGTATCCGCGATCGCTTTGCAGTTGGAGTTGATGACGTAGGGAATGCCGTCGATCGTCTGATTGATGTAATCGACAGTGTGGACTTTGCGACCTTCGGAGGTGCGCAGACCTGCGAAAGCACGGAGATCGTTCTTGTTCAGAATCAGCACTGCTCCGCCTTCGACTTCTTCGTCTCCGCCATAGGCGAAGATGATGTCATCGAGCGTGGTATCGGTGATCGCTGAGAGCTCGAGTTCGGTCGTGTCA